ATAAAAAATTAGAGGAATATTCTGGAGAACTTGATAAATTCTCAAAGAAATTTTCTTTCTTTGAGGAAACTCTTTCCGAAGATGTAAGAGAACTCCAAAATGTATTGGATATTGGCACAACAAAATATTATGATATTCTTAAGAATGAGGTAGGAGAATTTGAAGAAAATATGTCCAATCAGATTAAGGATTTAGAACTTAATTTGGTTGTTAATGAAAAACACATCAAAAAACAAAATGAAAGTATTGACAGCATCAAGGAAGAGATAAAAGATGTTATAGAAAAACTTCAAATTAATTCGATTGAGGAGAAAAATAAGTCTTTATCCGAGAAAGTAGTTTACATTGAAAAAATCCTTACAGAGTTTAATGAAAAAGCAATATTAAAAGAAGATAATCCAACTCTACCAGGAGATGCCTCTACAAAAAATTCAGCAGATCCTTTAACTCCTCTTGATCAAAATTTTGTAACTATTGATCAATTACAACAACACTACAAACTTTTCATCAATAGAATCCAGCAACAAATTGCTACCATCGGTGGTGGTGGCGCTGGATTCATTAAAGATTTAGATGATGTTACCTTTGATCAAACCACGGGCACTAATGAGTTGCTCATTTATAACGGATCGAAGTGGGTTGGAATTGCTAGTACATCATTAAGTGGTACGACACAACTTATTAGTCTCACTGATGTTGATACTGCAAATCTTGGTGACGGTAGATTTTTAAGATATGATGCTTCAGCTGAGGAATTTACATTTGCTCCGGTATCAGCAACTAATCTTGAATTAATTGCTGGTGATATACAATCGGGTATCCTTACAACAACTAGTACAAGTGCTGCGGTTGTAATGTCCATAAGTGCATCGACTTATAGATCTGTAAATTATCAAATTCAGGTCACTAGAGGGACTAATTATAATATGTCAACCATTAATGTTATACATGATGGCACGACTACATATATGACTGAATATGGTACTATTAATCAACCAATTGGAGTTGCGACTTTCTCATCCGATATTAGTAGTGGTTCATTAAGATTGATAGGACATCCAGCATTTTCTTCAGAAACAACTTTTAAGGTAGTATTCACTGCACTAGAGGTATGAAAAATTTTAATCAGTTCCTTAATGAGCAACCAACTAATAATGTGGGTAATGGTGGATACACCAATGATGGAGGACAGACTGTTGCTGGATTTGATAAAAAACTGTTTCCCTCCGATGAAGATGATTTAACTCAAGACTATCAAACTCCTGGAGAATCTGGAGAATCAAAGTGGAGATTTTCTGATGTTTATCCTGTTCTAAAATTATCCCTAAGTAAATCAAGTGATGGACCCTCAATCGATGCTATGGTTGCAGCATCAAAAATGTTTGTAGATAGAATGGATAATCCTCAGGAGAGAGTTAGAAAAACATTTGAACAGTTTCAAGAGGATTGGAGTGATAAATATAAAAAGAGTATTGACTGCTCTAATCCAAAAGGATTCTCACAAAAAGCACATTGTGCTGGACGTAAAAAGAGATCTAAAAAATGAGCAACCCTCGTATTCCAAGAAAACCTGGTCAACCAGCAAATTCAAAGAAGCACTCCGATCTTTATACGGATGAAAATCCAAAGGGGACGATTCATGGACTTGGATTCAAGGATGTTGCAACTGCTAAAGCATCTGTAACTAAAATTCGTAATTCTTCTAGATCACATGCTCATAAAATCCAGGCTGCCGTTGCCATGGAACAGAGAGCAAGAGAAATGGGTAAAACTTCAGAAGCAGCAGTTTATCGTAAGTTCATTAATTCTATGAAGAAAAAGACTAAAGAGATGAACGAAGAGAAGAAGAACGGTCGTTGTCCAGAAGGACAATACTATTGTTACACTGATAAAAAATGTAAACCTATTCCAAAGGGTTACAAGATGGTAGGCCGTGCTGGATATCTTCGTAAAGAAAACGGTCACTCCGTTGATGATAGTAAAAAAAATGGTAATGGGAACGGAAATGGAAGCACAAACGGAAACGGGAACGGAAACGGGAACGGCGGTGCGGTCTCGGAGGGGAACAAAAGTGGTGATTCTTCTTTGCGTGACTGGTTTGGCAAGAGTCGCTCTTCTGATGGGAAGCCTGGCTGGGTTCAGTTGGGTGGGAAGTATGCAGGAAAACCCTGTGCCAGACAACCAGGACAAACAACAAAACCAAAGTGCGGTTCTAGCAAAATGAAGCGCAATCTTTCCAAAAAAGAGGAAGATGCAGCCTTTCGTCGTAAGAATCGTCAAGATCCAAATCCAGATAGAAAAGGGAAGGCAATTAACGTGAAGACTGAAGAATTTACAACCTTACCACTCAACATTGAGATTCCTAATAACATTAGAGATTTCAATCTTGGACTTATGTTCCGTGAAAGTCTGGATATCAACAGTGGAATGCTATTCATCTTTGAAGAAGTTGAGCAGCAGTCCTTCTATATGAAAGAAACAAAAATTCCTCTCGATATTGCTTTCATTAGAGAGGATGGAATAATCGAAAGTATTAAAGAATTAGAACCATATGACGAAACCCCAGTAACTTCTAATGGAGAAGTTCTGTGCGCTTTAGAAGTAAATCGTGGATGGTTCGCTGAAAATAATGTTGAAGTAGGTGATGAGATTGACATTGAGGAAGGTAAGAAAGATGCTTGCTACCATAAAGTCAAATCACGCTACTCAGTTTGGCCAAGTGCATATGCGTCAGGAGCGCTTGTCAAATGTCGTAAAGTTGGTGCTGCCAACTGGGGAAATAAAACAAAGAAAGAAGAATTTTCAAATTGGAGAGATAACTACATTCCAACAGATTATGAAACAACAGATCTCATTACACCAGAACCATTAACCGCTACAAAAGGTATTGGTAGTGAAATGTTGGATGAAGCAGGTAAGAAATGTTGGAAGGGTTACAAAAAAGCAGGAACTCAAAAACTCTTCGGTAAGACTTACAATCGCTGTGTAAAAGCCGGAGATGAAGTTATACATGATGGTGAAGATATTGCCGAAAAAGATGATTGTATGCACACCCACAAAGGTGAAGAATGTCCGGTTCATGGTAAAAAGGAATGTCCGGACATGGTAAAAGAGGCAGTGAGAATGCCAGCAAAAACTGGCAATCTTGTCAATGTCATCTTTAGATTTAGAAGTCAAAGTATTATGCTGAAGATGTTCTTCCCCCAAGTATCATTACCAACTAGATCTGATATTCAAGATCAGATTGATAAGGTATATCCTGGCGCGAAACTATTAACTTACACAGTTTCCGAATATGAACCAGGGCAACCAGTTCTCCACGCAGAAGGGGCAGCATGGACAAAAAAGGCAGGTAAAAACAAAGAAGGAGGACTCAACGAAAAAGGAAGAAAATCTTACGAAAGAGAAAATCCAGGATCTGACCTTAAAGCACCAAGCAAGAAGGTTGGAAATCCCCGCCGCGCATCGTTTTGTGCTAGAATGAAGGGTATGAAGAAAAAGTTGACATCATCTAAAACTGCTAATGATCCAGACAGTAGAATCAATAAATCATTAAGAGCCTGGAACTGCTGATTAACTTATGTCTGATAATGTATACCTTGGCAATCCGAATCTAAAAAAAGCAAATACTCCCATTGAGTTTACTCAAGAGCAAATTCTTGAGTTTATGAAATGCAAGGAGGATCCGGTTTACTTTGCTAATGAGTACATCAAGATTGTTTCTCTTGATGAAGGATTGACTCAGTTTCATCCATATGATTTTCAAGAAAAACTAATAAACAATTTTCATAACAACAGATTTAATATCTGCAAAATGCCACGCCAAACTGGTAAGTCCACCACGGTCGTGTCATATCTTTTACACTATGCTGTTTTCAACGATAGTGTTAATATTGGTATTCTAGCAAACAAAGCTGCAACAGCAAGGGAACTTCTTAATCGTCTACAGACTGCATATGAAAATTTACCCAAGTGGATGCAGCAGGGTGTTTTGGTGTGGAACAGAGGTTCTCTAGAGTTAGAAAACGGATCTAAAATCTTAGCAGCATCAACCTCTGCAAGTGCTGTTCGGGGTATGTCATTTAATATTCTTTTCTTGGATGAATTTGCATTCGTTCCAAATCATGTTGCTGATTCGTTTTTTGCCTCTGTTTATCCTACTATTACTTCTGGTAAAAACACCAAGGTAATTATTGTATCAACGCCTCATGGTATGAATCACTTCTACCGTATGTGGCATGATGCTGAGAGAGGTAAAAATGAATATGTACCAACAGATGTCCATTGGTCTGAAGTTCCTGGTAGAGACGCTGTATGGAAAGATCAAACAATTGCAAACACATCAGAACAG